GCACGGTAGGCGATGACCGTTAATCAAGCAAAATCCGTAAACGCAAACGACGAACAGTTCGCATTAGCAGCCTAAACACTGCTTAGGGTTTCGGTAGGTTTCCTCGTAACAGAATAACCTATCACACACTTACACAACACAGGAGAACTAATGTCAAATATGACACCTTTTGAAATAAGGCTTGACCTTTTGAAAATGGCAAAAGATATGCTAACCGATTCTTACTTTTCAGAAAAGGATCGTCTCAGCGCAGACTGGAATGTAAAGGTTGATTCAGCCAAGCTGAACGGACTTCCAATTCCAGAACATCCACCGTACCCACCCTACCCATCCGAAACCGATGTCATCAACAAGGCACAGCTGTTGAATGGTTTTGTGTCAAATATTCAAACAGAAACAAAAACATCCTCTACTAAGATATCTCTTTCAAAGAAGGAGAGCTGATGGTACACGTCTCAAATATTTTGTTCAAAGTATTCCTTTTAGCTTTAACACTTTATGCTATCAGCCTGTACACTTCAAGCAAAATTCAATCTTATAAACAAGACCAACAATTCAATAGTCCAGTCTCTATGGCTGAGCGTGAAAGGCAGCTCACATGCCTAGCTAAGAACATATACTTTGAAGCCGCAACAGAGCCTTTTGAAGGTAAGGTGGCAGTTGCATTCGTTCTGTTTATTGCAATCATGTTCGGAGCGCTTGCATATGGTGAGACGTTGAGAGCAGAGTGTAGGAAAACAGCTATGGAAAAGAATATGGCTGCTGCTGAGATTCAAGCTGTATGTGGACGTTAAAATGCAAGAGCGCCGCAGATTCATTAAAGGGTTCGGTTTGCTCGGGCTTGCACTCAGCGGTGCAGCTGCTGCTAGAGAAACAATTTCAAATACAGGTGTTATCGGTGTTGGCACTGGGACTAATAATGTTCCTGCTGTCATTGATCCCCCTGTCGTTGAAGACATTGCCCATCTCGCTCCACTAGGTCAAATTACTCTACAACTGACTGCAAACAACATCCCACCCCCACCTCCGCCGCCTCAAACCTTTACACCTGGTATAGCTACATTAACAGGTAGTTCATATTCGTATCCATCTATATTGAATAACGGTTGTAAAGAAACAGATAATAAAGTAACATTGTCTGTTGGCAAAGATGACCGTTTATGGATTAAGATAGGGGACACATGGAGACGCGTTGCGTTAGATGGATGAGTGATATTAAACTGCTCATGAATAGGATCAAGCAACTGTCTTATTTTGAGGTTGTTGTTGAACTTTATGAGCCGATCCAATTCAAAGGAGTAATTCCATTTGACTTGGAGATAACAGGTAATGTAGTTGTTGCTCAAGTACTTGCTAACTCATATGACGAAGCAGAACATAAGCTACTTAAATTTTTATTTGAAGGTGAAAGAGATGTATAAGGATAGAGGTTTTATTGAGCGGAAGATGAAACACTATAACTCATGGATGTTAGATAAAAACAGGGATCCAAACTCAAGGTATCCCGGATTCCCAGAAGAAATTGCCTTTAACTTGGTTGAAAAAGAATTTACTGAGGAATTCTTAACTCGCCAGCTGAAAAAAAAGATTCGTAATAATGAAAAATTTGAACAAAAAACGTAGAACAATCTATATTGACATGGACGGAGTCGTTGCAGACTTCAATTCTCATGTGTCAAACATACTCGGTCGCCAAATTGGATGGGATCAAGAAGACCTGACTAGTACGGAATGGGATATTTTAGCTAAAATTCCCAACTTATACCGTCACCTTCCGCTAATTGAAGATTCTGTCAGGATGGTTGGGCTTTGTAAGAGCTTTGCATCACGTGTCAATGTCGAATTTTTGACAGCTATCCCTCGTCAAACGACGATGCCATCAGCAAGACAGGACAAATTAGACTGGATAAACGACTTTTTTCCGTTTACCACTGTAAATTTTGGCCCTTTTAGCAAAGATAAACAAAAATGGGCACGTCCTGGTGACATTTTGATTGACGATAAGCCAAGTAACATACAAGAATGGGGTGCTGCAGGTGGTATTCCAGTGTACCATTTTGGCAATTACGACAATACAATCAAGCTAATCCTCTTTGCATTGGACGAAATTCCAGAACCACAGCTTAAGTTGGACTTCTGAAACCCGCAGAAATGCGGGTTTTTTGATGACTGTTGACTTCAAACCGTTTGAACTATATAATGGGGGTGTTAGTTAACTGAAACCCTCTTTTTAAAGGAAATGAAAAATGGCTCATATGATTGAAACAATTGCTTACTCTGGTGAAACTCCTTGGCATGGTCTTGGTAAGGCAGTTCCTGCTGATCTATCTCCTGCTCAGATGTTAGAAGCTGCAGATCTTGATTGGACAGTAGAAAAGATTCCTACTTTTGCCAAGATCGATGGTAAGCAAATCTACACTGGCAAAGATGCGCTAGTTCGTAGCTCAGATAACTCCATTCTTGATGTTGTATCTAAAGACTGGAATCCGTTGCAGAATCATGATGCTTTTGAGTTCTTCAACGACTTTGTAGTATCTGGTGACATGGCAATGCATACTGCTGGATCTCTTCGTGATGGGCAGATTGTGTGGGCTCTTGCTAAGGTAAAGGAATCGTTCGAATTGTTTGGTGGTGACGTTGTTGATAGCTATTTGCTGTTTACTCTTCCACACAAGTTTGGTCAATCAATTGACGTTCGCTTTACACCGATCCGTGTTGTATGTAATAACACATTGACATTGTCGCTGTCAGTAAAAGCAAACAACGGTGTTAAAGTATCTCACCGTACTACTTTCAATGGTGACTCTGTGAAAGAGACTTTGGGTATTGCATCAGACAAATTAGCGAAGTATAAAGAGATGGCTAAGTTCTTGGGTTCCAAGAAGTTCAAGGAAGAGTCTGTCAAGGACTACTTTAACCGTATCTTCCCTGTTAATGCATATGGTCGATCTAAGAACGAAGATACAAAGGCTAAGAAAGAGATGTCACAATCTGCAACTCTGGCTATGATGGCTCTTGAAACACAACCAGGAGCCAAGTATGCTGAGGGTTCATGGTGGTCTGCATTCAATGCTGTGACTTATTTGACCGACCATCATCTTGGTCGTACTCAAGAAGGTCGTTTGGCTTCTGCTTGGTATGGTCCTAACAAGGCTCTGAAAGTGAAAGCTCTTGAAACTGCAGTTGAAATGGCTGAAGCTGCTTGATTGAACTGGGTGGCCTTGTGCCACCCAACTTTAAGGATATATTATGAAAACTGATTTGATGCCTGCTGGTAAATACTGGGTTGGTGATTTGTGTTATGTGATGCATGAAGAGTGGGATGAGGTGTGTGGCCTCTTCTTCAAAGGACGTGATGATCACGGAGCTAATGAAGGACTATTTGAGTTAAAAGACGGACGTAAGTTTGTATCTTTTAATACTAAATATGGTGATGGTGGATATTATGACGAAGCTGAAAACGAGTACGGCGTTGATGCTGGATTGATTGGTTGTATCTTGGTTTCCGATATTAAGTCTAGTGACGAAAATACTTTGAATGGTGGTCACGTACATGAATTTGATACACAGTTCTCTTGTTCTGGTGGCCGTAGTGAACAGGGACACGGTTGGGACGGTGTTATTCAAATTGGACATATAAATATAGAGACAGGTTGATAAATACTAAGGTCTAATGTATAATTAGCGCTATTGCTGTATGAAGCAAAGAGAAAAGTGTTCTGGACCCGGCTTCGATGCCGGCAGGTCCACCATAAAACACATTACGCAAAACGAGGTTCCGGTCACCTGAAGTCGGGGTTGTTGTAAAAACGTAATAGAAGGTGAAAACCCTTACACGCCACGGTAGTGTGTTTTATAATGGGCCTGAATTGGTTTCGACAGGGCAACAAGTAGCAGAGTGGACAGCACGGTAGGCGATGACCGTTAATCAAGCAAAATCCGTAAACGCAAACGACGAACAGTTCGCATTAGCAGCCTAAACACTGCTTAGGGTTTCGGTAGGTTTCCTCGTAACAGAATAACCTA